CGGTGAAGGTGATCCATTACGCACTGCTTTTGAGAAAGTTAACAACAATTTCTCACAATTATATAGCACTGGGTTTTTTACTTCAAATGCTTATTCTACGGGAACTACTGCAGGACAAGTTATATTTGAAGCACCTGTAGAAACATTTACACAGGGTATGTTTCAGATTAATTCTAATGACACCCAAACATCTGATAGTCAAAATATTACATTAACGGTAACAACTCTTAATGCCGGTAGTCAAGTACAATGGAACGGGCATAGTACATTATTCTGCGGCCCGCCATTAACTGGTTATGACATGGACATTTTTGAATCAAATGTTCGCATACTAGTAAATCCATTAGCAGACACTACAATCTTTCACTTTATATCAGCACAGATTACTTGGACCGGAGTTCCTGTACCTGGATTGAATCTTTTAGTTGATGGCACTGCCAATACTGCTATTGACACTGAAACTGATTTTAATATACAAACTGAAACGACCGTTACGGTATGAGAGCCAAAGAATTTGTAACTGAGAGTAGAACAGGAACGATTACCCGTGATGTTGGATTAGCATTGCCGGGTGCGTTTAAGATACCTGCTCTTAAGAATCAAGATCCTTACTTACAATATAGATTTGGTGTAGCTATTGCCGGCGCTAAAGGTGCTAGTCAACGTGCAAAAGATGGTGTGCCAGAATTTGACGGAAAAGAATCTGTATTTGGAGAGAATGAAATTATAGTAAGCTATGATCCAGAAGCAGAAGTATGGATCAAAGATGCATTGCGTTCTATGGGTATGCCACCTAGTGATGCAGTTCGTATTGGTACTCAAGCTAGTTTAGAGGCACCTGACGTAGATAAAGTTAGCCCAATAAAAGGCTTTAAGGGATATCCAAAATGAGAGCAAGTGAGTTTTTAACTGAGGGTGAGGGTAAGATGCATGATCACCATGCTCAAGCTACCCAAGGTGTTTATAAATCTCGTGATCTAGGTGGATATGATCGCATATATCATTTGAATCGTTTAATGATGGCTATGGGAATGGCTGACGGGAAGAGCAAAGACGCAGTACAAATGGATAACTCAAGTTTTGCTGAGAAGTATAATACAGTCCATCCATACACGGAAGAAGAACATAACATGTTTATTTCAGCAACTAAAACTATACCCACAGATAAAAAGAATGTTGTTCCATACTCAAAGAGTAAAGAACCATCAGATACAAACACTCAAAGTTTAGTAAAACCATTTAAAGGTTACAAAAGAAAATAATTTATTTATTTTTACATTTGTCGCCATGATACCTGATATATACACTTTTATTTATCATAAAATAAAAAAATCATTAGTGTTGATTATGTCTAAATAATTATATGATTGATATTAATAACACACTAGACCTAATTAAACTCCGATTCTATAATGAATACCTATACCAATGTCACATATATGACGAAGGTGATAGCGAAATGCACAGGGGACTAACTGAACAAGTTGTCAAAATGTACATTGACCCATTAAATATTCCAAAAGACGCTAAGATACTAGATTTAGGATGTGGCCCCGGCTATTTCTTAGATGAGATGAAGAAGCGTGAATACACAGATTTAACTGGGGTAACATTAAGCCCTGGTGATATCAAAGCATGTGAAGATAAAGGACATACAATCAAAAAGTATGATTTAAGTTTTCTTCCTCAAGCGGATGGTTATTATGATGAATCAGTAGATTTTCTATTCTTGCGTCATGCACTAGAACATAGCCCATATCCTATCTTTAGCTTAATGGAATATAATCGTGTTCTTAAACAATACGGTAAGATTTACATTGAAGTTCCTCAACCCGGTTGTGACAGAAAGCATGAAACTAATCTAAATCACTATAGTATTTTAGGACAAGATCAATTAGCTGCATTGATTGTGCGTACTGGATTCAATATTGATAGATTTGAAAACTTTGAATTTGATGTAGAATTCCCCAATCCAGAAGATCCAAAAAATCCATCAAAAGCAAAAGAGAAGTTCTATTGTATTGTTGCTACTAAGCAAAGACCACTAGATATCAAATAAGTTTCTTAAGATAAATACTCACTACATGTGAGTATTTTTTTATGTTCGACCCCTTCAAGCAAGCAAAAATTCAAAACGGTTATGCTAAACTCAGGGATACAAAACTCCCTGAGCGGGATATCTCATTAGATGAACTAAAACAATTGAGTGGGTCTGGACAAGTCACTGGTGAATATTCATATACACTATTACATGAATTAGCGCAAAAGAAACAACAATATATGCGTGAGAATAATATCAAGCCAGGTGACAAAGAATGGTTTAGAGTTATGTTTGCTAAAACACATCTTACAGGTGAAGATCCGTTTTCTAAAAACTAGTAGTTACCGTAATAAATACATTTATGGCAACCAATAATGCAGGACCTTCGTTAGTAAAGAATCCCTATACAAAGACGAAATTTAAGAATGATAAGGAATTACAGGACTTTATAAAGTGCTGTGACCCAGACACAGGTTATCTATACTTCATGGATAACTTCTTTATGATACAACACCCTACCAAGGGCAGCTTAGTATATCATCCATACGGATATCAAAAACGATTAATAGAAACTTATCATAACTATCGCTATAGTATTAGCTTGATGCCACGACAGTCAGGTAAATCAACAAGCGCAGCCGGATACTTACTCTGGTATGCCATGTTCAAACCAGACAGTACGATTCTTATCGCAGCACATAAGTACACGGGCGCACAAGAGATCATGCAGCGTGTTCGTTACGCATATGAAAACTGTCCAGACTATATCAAAGCAGGTGTAACAACATATAACAAAGGCTCATTGGACTTTGAGAATGGTAGTCGTATTGTAAGTGCAACTACAACTGAAAACACAGGTCGTGGTATGAGTATTACACTACTATACCTTGACGAGTTTGCGTTCGTTAGACCAAGTATCGCTAAAGAATTCTGGACAGCTATTACTCCAACATTAAGTACTGGTGGTAAAGCTATTATCACAAGTACACCAAACAGTGACGAGGATCAGTTTGCCTTCATCTGGAAAGGTGCTAACAAAACTGAAGATGAATTTGGTAACACAACTGAATTAGGTATCAATGGCTTTAGAGCATATAGAGCAGAGTGGCATGAACAACCAGGCCGAGATCAAAAGTGGGCTGATGAAATGAAAGCACAGCTTGGCGAGGATCGTTTTAACCGAGAGATTGGTTGTGAATTTATTATCGCCGATGAAACACTTATCAATCCAAATACGTTATTGATGTTAGAAGGAATAGAACCGGTTAGTCGTATGGGACAAGTTCGCTGGTATCAGAAGCCAAAAAAGGGCAATATCTATACAGTATCATTAGACCCAAGTCTTGGTACTGGTAGTGATCCAGCGGCAATACAAATTTTTGAAGCAAATACTGTTACACAAGTTGGTGAATGGAAACACAATAAAACTGATATCCCAACACAGATTAAACTTATAGCACAGATAAACAAATACATAGTTGAATGTACGGGTGAACCAAACAATCTATATTATAGTGTAGAGAATAACAGCATCGGTGAGGCATCACTGGTGTCATTAAACGAATATGGAGAGAACAATATCCCGGGAACATTTATCAGTGAACCTGGCAAGAAACGTAAGGGTTTTAATACTACAAACAAGAGTAAATTAACTGCTTGTGCTAAGTTTAAGACACTACTAGAAAGCAAGAAACTAACCATAAATAGTCGTAGTCTTATCAGTGAATTAAAAGCATTTGTAGCACATGCGGGTAGTTATGCTGCTAAGATCGGGGACACAGATGATTTGATTATGGCCAGCTTATTAAATGTAAGAATGATACAGGAATTAGGGTCATATCACTTTGAATTAGATAGTTATGTCAAGGACCACGAGGAATTCGTTGCTCCCTTACCGTTCTTTGCCGTGCTAAGTTGAGTTTAAGATAAATACATTATGCCTACGAATACAGAATCACTAAACCGCGAATTGTTTAGATTATTGTCTAAATATAAACCAAAACCCCTAGATGCTGAGGGCAAAGCTACTCCTGTTCCAGAAGAAGCAGATATTTTCAAGTTTGAATTCACTAAAGACGGAGAAGATTACGGAACTGTTTATGTTACATTAGATGATGAACGTGTACTAACTGTCTATTTTGGCGATGACGTATCCGATAGTCCCGGCGACAAAACACCTGGATTAGATTATGATGACACATGGAGTGGGTTACTACATCAATTAAGTTCTTGGAGAATGACCAAAGGACTTAGAGGATTCAAAACACAAAACAAAGACCGAGTCGGAGATGACATGGCAAGAAGGAACCATATGAGAAACAAAGATAAAATAGCAGAGGGTTACTACCCAATGGGCAAGAGTCGCAGTTACAGTGATGCTGTACCTAGCGTAAA